CTTCTGTCTACTAGAAATTCAGAGTTCATTAACTCCATAAAATCTTTCCAATATTGTTTTTGATTTGCAAATGCAACTGCAGCTTTAGCAGGGTTATTAAAAGTCCAATTAATATAGTTAACAGACGATAAAGTTTGTAATAAACCAGATCTCATATTAAAGAACATAACAGCACCAACAGAATTATTTAACCAATTAAAAAACTGATTTTCTAAACGACTTTGGCTTTGTTTTCTATTCATACCTGTAGTCATACGCTGTAGCATATCTTCAAGAGCTTCTCTAAACTTAGTTCCATACGTAGCTTGTATAGCATTCATTAGTTGGCCATTGTATTTACCGTTTTTATATTCTCCAAATATAATTTCAATATTGTCTTTCCACTCTTGTAAAGCTTTAGGTCTTTTAACTAACCTAACTCCTTGAAGTAAATCACCTAGTATAGTACCAGCTCTCCATGTGTTACCTGGGTAATAATATCCATCACCTTTATTTATTGCTACTAATTGATCTGCAAACTGTTGATAAGACGCGTTTGAATTAGCAAGATCTTTCATACTATTAAGTGTACTAACTGGTAAACCTTCTATTGTTATACCTTGAGAATCCCAAGCTAATATTCTAATCATGTCTTGATAAGTATAACCGCCTAGGCCTGGAACTTCATCTTGCAAATTTTTAATAGGCTTACCATTTCCAACAAACGTTTTAACTAGCTGTTTATGATCTGCTATTAAAGAATTTTGATAACCGTTAATTTCATTTAAAGCTCTAGTATATGGTGCTACTAAATTGTCTTTTAAAAACTCATAATCTGCATCACCTTCAGTACCTTTACCTAAAAATCTGTACAGTAAACCTGTAAAATTCTGAGCAGAAGCAGCCATAAATATATCGTCTCTTACTTTGCTACCTTTTATTTCTGCTTTTACTTCTGATATATTTCTTAAAGCTTCTTCACTTAATTTTTTATTTTTAGCAGCTGTCATTCTAAATAGCTGATTTGCTATCTGTTCACCATCTAAAGCAAATCTTTCTTTAGCTTGTTGAACTCTACTTTTAACATCGGCAACTTCTACTAAATCTTTCATTGCATCAACATTTTGCTTAGTATCATCTGCAAAATAAATATCATTATAACCTTCAGCTATTTTACCGGCCATCCAGTTTGACTTAGCAAAAGGTGAGCTATTTCCTAAACCTACTATATTTTCTAAAGGTAAATCTACACCTTGTGATTTTAAAAAAGCTTGTATAGCTTTTTCGGATTCAGGAGCTCTAGCAGTAAGTATAAACAAATCTCTATCACCAGGAGTTTCCTTCATTTTTTTAAGTAATTCAAACAAAGGTCCTTTTTTACCATCTCTTACTATGTTAAAATCTGTAAAATCAAATTCAGCTCCTTTAGTTAGTAAATCTGAACCATCAGTAGCAAACTCTTCAGCCGTTAGTTCTCCTTTAGTACCATCAGGCATAGTGTAAAAAACTAAACTATTACTTTTAGCAACTGTATCATCAAAATCAAAAACTCTTATTTTTTTAACTTCTTCATTAGGTGTTCTAGCTTTAGTTAACACTTCATCTATAGTAGTCATTTTACCTAATATTTCCGGATTAGAAGTTTTGGAATCAACTTCTTCTACCTTAGAGTCATTTAATGTTTTAGCGTTTCTTTCTTTAGGTTGTAATTGATTATTAGTATTTTCTTCTAAAGACACTTTTTCTGGTAAAATCTTATCCTGTACTACCGTGTTTGCATCTAATGAAGGATCTTTAATTGAAAAGTAATTATCTAAATTAAAACCGCCATCTATTAATAATCTAGCATAATCAGCTGAAGATGTAGTACCACCTACTATATCTATTAACTCTGAAGCTGCTTTTACACCTACAACTTGATCGTAGTTAGCCAATATTAAATCAGTTTCAAGACTTAAAGTTTTTAATATAGCTTCTTTTTCAATGTCATTACCAGCAGCTTTTCTTAATTTTGAAACAGTTTTTAATACATTTTCAGCTATTTTAGCATTTAAACCTGAAACTGGGCTAATGTGTTCTCCTTTAAATTTAAGGTTTTCTGCTAGTTTTTCTTCAAAAGCTTCTGCAGTTATAACATCTCCACCTTTTTTACCAGCTTTTATACTAAGTTGTGTTCTAGTTACTTCCTCAGCTAATTTAAAATACGGATGGTCTGTGTTTATACCTTGTTCTTTATCGTCTTCAAAATATACAGATTGAGACTGCTCTGTAGGTTTTTGTATTAAAGAAACTCCAGATAAAGCCCTCCAACCTTTAGTGTTATTAGCACTTGTTTCTAATAATCTTAGATAACCAGGTATTAAAGAAGGATTATCTGCTAGTATCTCAGCAGACTTAACTGTTATATAATTAAAAGCTTTTTTATTAGCTATATCAGCTTTTTGTAGTTGATCTATTATACCACCAGGTACTATTTTACCATCTACTAGTCCTAGTTCAGCGTACTTAGCATCAATACTAATATCTTTTTTTAATATGTTTTCAGCTTTATTAAGTATTTTATACCCAGAGTTTATTAATCTAATATCTTCAGGGTTAAAATCTAGATTATCTTGTACTTTACTTTTTTCAATTTTCTTTTTAATATCATCAAGTTGTTTTTTGTATGGACCAAATATAGTACCAGCTTTATCTTTTTTGCCACCGTCTAAATAGCCGTATATATAACCAAGAAAAGTAACTCCTCCAACTGCTTTTAAAACAGTAGGATCTATAACTTCTAGCAACTTTTTATTAAATGCGTGCATTTGTTCTGCACCTTCTTTAGTAATTTTTCCTTTTACTTGAGTATTAACTTTAAAATACTCATCAACTTGATCTTGAAGTTCTGTAGGAATATTCATATCCCTTACTTTTTGCTTGTACTGTTGAACTTCTCCAAATAAATCGTTTAATCTTATAAATATATCTTTGTAATTGTCTCTTAAATCTTTAGGTATTTTTATTTGAGCAGTCTCCCAAGCACTCATATCAGCACCGTTATTCATTGCTTCTGTAACAGCGTCCATTATAATTTTAGCTGACTTATCTGGGTTTAAAGCGAACCTATCTTTTGGATCTCTCTGTATTTCTCTAGCTATTTCTTCAACTGTAACTTCAGCCTGACCAACAATCTTATTTCTTTCATTATACATGTCCATCATATCATCTTGTTGAATGACTTCCATTGTAGCGTCTTTGCCTAGGTTTTTAGCAATAACTGCATATAATTGATTTAACTTAGTGTATTTAGTACCTTTAGTTGGGTTTAAGTGATAATTAACCCAAGCATCTTCATTATATGGAGCTTTTTCATATAGATAAACTCCATCTGCTATTTGCTCTTCTGTTTTAAAAGGTATTAAACCTTCTGCAACAGCTTTTCTAGTTTCAATAGGACCTAATCTTTTGCCTTGAATAGTAAAATCTTGAAAAGATTTATTCATGTTGGCCTGATCAATAGCATTATACATTTCTTCACCATACGTACGTAAAAAGTTTTCAGCTCCCATATCTTGCACCATCTCTTTTATATCGTCAACTAGTTCAGTAGCATAACTATCTTGTAAAGATTTTTTAAGTTGTTTTATTGTAGGTGGTTTGCCTCTGAAAGTTTTTATTACAGCTTGCTTAGTATTTTCAAACACCTTACTTCCAGGTAGTATGCCTAAAGATTTACGCATATTGTTTTTACCTTCAATATTTTCTTCAGTAGATAACTCTTCAACGATGTTTTCATCTGTAGTAGGCGTTGCAAAATCTCCTTTTTCTTGTTGTTGCTCTAGACTTGTGTTTTTTAATTCTTTACTTAAATCATCTAATATCTTAGGTAATCTTTTAGATAAATTGTTTCTAACATATATACCAAATGGCGAGTCTTTAAGTGAAGCGTCTCTTTTAAAAAATGTAGAGTATAAGTTATCAAACTCTTCTTCTAATCTTTGTTTTATTTCAGATACAGGTATAGCTCCTCTTGGATCTATACTTTTATTAATAACTTCTTGTACTAATGGACCTTTATTTCTTTCAACTAAACTATTTTCTGCTCTTCGCTTAGCACCAATACCTGACTTAGGATCTTCAATTGTAGCTACATCTTGAGCATTTTGAATACCTTTATTAAGTACTTTAACTCTCTTTTGTAGTTTAGTAAGCTGTTTGGTATAATCTACAGAAACCATATCTGCTTTTCTAGCAGTTAAATCTTTTATTTTATTTATTATATTAGTTTTTTCTTCTATATTTTCTTGAGTAGTAGCTGCTCTATCTTTACTTTCTGTTTTATCAGTTGTTGTTCCTTCTATACCAAGAGTAGGTTTTACTTTAGTCTTAAACTTAGTTTCAGCATCTTCATCTACTATTGGTTCAAAAGGAGTTCTATCTCCTTTAGCAAAATCTTTTAAGTAATCTATAAAATCGCTGTCTTTTTCAAACTTAATAGTTCCTAAATTAGGTAATTTGCTTTTTAATGATTTAGGTAATTTGTTATATAACTTTCTTAATGACTTCTTGTATATATTTTTTATACTAGTTAAAGATGTTTTAACGTTATCATCATACTTTACAGCATCAATAAAATTAGCTATTATTTCATCTGCTAATTCTAAATCACTAGATCCTTTTTCTTCGTATTTTTTTAATATATCTAAATATTTAGAGTTTTCTACAGTTATATTTCCGTTTTCAATTTCATTTATAATAGCATTAGCCATAGCAAAAGTAGAACTTTCATCACCTGTACTTCTTTCAATATCATCTACTATTTTATGAAACTCTTCATGACCAGCTTTATCTTCTCCTATTATTAAACCTGTTTGCTCATCATAAATAAAATATTGCTTGCCGTCTTTATCTCTATAAAATTTAGCAGCATTACCTTTCATTGATGTTCCTATCTCTTGAGCTTTTTCTTCTGCTTCTATAGGGTTTTTAGCAACTATAATAGTAGCATCAGGATAATCTTGCTCTTGTTTTTTAGCGCTCTCTCTTATAGACTTTATTGTTGGATCTACTTTTTTATCAATAGTTTCTGCTTCTTCATCAAACTCACCTTCAACAGTAGTTTGTAAAGCTAACTGTTTTAATTTTTCATCGGTGCCTTTTAGTTCTTCTATTTTAGCAGCAGCTAAACTTGGATCTAAGTTTTTTATTTCTTCTTCTAGCTCTGATTTGTTTAACATTAAATCAAAAGCTTCTTTAGCATCTTTGACATTTAAATCTGCTGGTATCTTCTGTAATATATTATGTATTTTTTCAGCTTGTTTTATTTCTTCATTTACTTTATCTATTTGCTCTTGAGTAACTGAATCAATAGATTTTAACTCTGCAAGTTTTATAGCTTTCCATATTCTATATTGTTGAGGATCTCTTATTTGTAAATAAGATTTTAATTGATCTTCATTTTGTTTTTTTAACTCGTTTATATCATTAGCTTTAGTAGCTATTTCAACAGCAGCATTAAAACCTGAATAAGCACCTACAGTCATTAAGCTAACCCAAACAACATCAGCAGTGTTTTCTTTCCATTGATCTGATAAAAACTCTGCAACCTCAAAACCTTGTTTAGTATCTAAATTTTTTAAAGAGTTATATAATTGTCTAGTTAATCTTTCAACCTCTTCTTGAGTAACTTCTACTGAAACTTCTGTAGCTCCTATAACAGGTATGCTGAATAATTTTTGCGCAGCAAACTTTTTAACTACATTATTTAAAGCTTCTCTAGTTGTAACCCCTTTTTTAAACATAGAGTTTATAAGTCTAAGAGTTAAAGCTTTGCCACCTGGCGTAGCCATAGCGTCAATACCTATTTTATCTAATAAACTTATAGCATAAGACAAACCTGTACTAAGTATTATCTCTTCAGTAGGCGTCATTTTAACTAACCTACCTTTTTTTCTATAATTTAATATTTCAAATTTAAAATCATGAGCAGTTCTAGACATCATAGGTAAGTTTATATTTAATAAAGCTTTACCTATTTGACCTATTTTTTGAGATCTAGTAAGATTTTTACTTTTAAGTAATTTTAATAATTTAGTTTTTCTCAACTTGCTAGTTCTACCTAATAAAGATATTCCACCTTTCATAGTGTATATATCCATTATTAATTCAACTAAAGCTTTTTCAACTTGCCCAATTCTACTAGCTTGAAAGTCTTGATTAAATTTATCAAATTCTTTATCGTCACCAGGTTTTATATCTAAAGCTCTCATTATTTCCTCAGAACCTTCTACAACTCTTACGATACTTTCAGCCATTTTATCAGCAAACTCTTCTCTACTAGTAGCTAAAGCTGCAGCTTGCAAACCTTGCAGCATTAATTCTACAATACCAGCTGGAAGCTTTACAAAAGTATCTTTTATCCTGTTTAATAATGTAGCTACATAGTCAGCTATACTACCCTCAACATCTTGCTTTTTTTGTAATTTAATTTTCTCAAGAAGCGTTGTAAGTTGTTTGCCTAAAATAACTTCATTGTCTTTTATTAAAGCTTGTAAATAATTTAACTTATCTTGGTAATCTACAATTTTATCTACAACTTCATTAAATTTATCTTCATTATTAGATATTATTTCTAATAAAGGCAAATTATTATTTTGTTCTTCTAGTATTAAATCACTATTTAAAGTAATACTTACGCCTGTTTCAGGGCTAGTTACTATAACATTATCATCAACTTTCTTTGTGTCAAAATTAGAAAAAGGTTTTTTAGTATATTCTTCTATTAAATTATTAAAGTAATCTAATTTAGCATTATATGAAGGTACTAACCTGTTATATTCTGATATTTTATTAGTATCTTTTAAGTCTTCCATCTGCTGTTTACTAATTTTTTTATCAGTAAAAGCATCTAGCATAGCCTCTGTATAAGCCTGCTTTAAGGAGCTAACCTTATCTTCTATATCTTTTTTGTCTTGCATTACATTAGAGTTAGCTAAATCAGCTTGTAACTGATCTATTTGTGCCATTAAGTTATTGCTAACTCTTTGTTGATCTTTATATATTTCTTCTATGTTTAAAAGATTTTCTGAGTCATCGTAGTCTCTATTGTAATCTGTTTTATTTTCTTTTAAAAACTTTTTTAATTGGTTAACGCCATTTATATTGTTGTTTCTAGCTTGAGATATACTTAAACCATCCATATTGTCTAAGTCTATAGGTAAGAATAAAAAGTCAATATCTATAGACTTGGCAACTTCACCATTACTATTTAAAGGTTCGCCATCGTAAAGATTTAAAAATACATCATCTCTCTCTGTATCGTTAAATACATTTTCATCTTGAACATCTGCATATAATTTTCCATTTTCATACTTAAACCCGTAAGCTCTAAACTCAGACTCATTAAATTTTTCCCAAAGCTGATCATTACCAACGTCGTCCATGCTAGGTAGATTAGACAATGCGCTTTCAAAAGATTTATTATTAGGACCTGTAAAAACTTCTTCTTCAAATAAAGTGCTAGGCTCTGGATCATACCAATCATCTTTGTATTTTTGAACTTGAGAGTTCCAATACGCATCATTTTGAAATTTACTTATTTCATCTTTAGTTATAGCTACTTCTAGTTCTGGTAAAGTATACTCTTGCCCTTGATTAGCTTGAGTTTCTATATTTCCAGCAGAGTCAGATAATACAACTCGATCGTCTTGACCTATATCTTGTTGTATTGTAACTTCTTCCGTTTCCAACAAAGGTTCATAACCACCTTCACCATCAGGCTTAAACATACCAGGTATAGGAGTTGCCTTAGTAACTGTAATTTTTTCTTTAGTATCACCAGGTATAATACCTATAGCTTGTTTAACGTCACCTGTTGGTCCTACAGCTTTATTGTTTTGTCTAATAAAATTAGCTGTGCTTTCTTCTAGTTCATCTAACTCTATAAAAGGTTTTTCACCTGGTTCGTCACCTAGGTTTAAATTAGTAACAGAGTCAATATCTAGATCTTTAGCTATTATAGATGTAATTTCCTCTATAGTTAATCCTTTTTTTCTTTTTTCAACACCTTCTACGTCATCTTTATTTAATGGCCCCTCATACCAATTATCAATTGTATCTTTAACATACTTATCTAGCTTTTTGTTTCCAGTATTTATAGTAGTAGACGGTTCAATAACTTCAGGTAAAGATTGTTTTAATTTACCTATAATTTTAACTTTTCTTTTCTCTCTTTTTTTAGCAAAATGAGGTTTATAATCTTTGGATGTTAACTTTGGAGTTGATTTAGAGATAGTAGGTATCTTACTAGTAGGCGTCTTACCAGTCTTTACCTTGGGCGGCTTACCTGCTTGCTTAGCGAGTTTTTCGGCTTGCTTTTTTCTTTTTTTAGCTTCTTTTTCAGCAAGTCTAACATCTTTAGGTTTTTGTTTTTGGGACTTTGATCCTTTAAATCCCCCAAAAAGTCCAAACCTATTTGCCTTGTTTTTAGGTGGAGTTGCCATATTAATTTATAATATTTAATTTTTCATCTGTATTAAATTCAGTCATTTCCTCTGTTAGATTATCTGATGGAAGCTCTTGATCAATTAATGTTCTAGTAACTTCACCTGTTTCTGGATCAACTGTTTTTTCAAATGTACTTTTTAAACCTTGTTGAGATATTTTAACATCTATCATAGGATAAGCATGTTCCTGAGCATAGCTGTTGTTTAAAGCAGCTTGAGTAATTTCTCTATCCCATATAACCTCTGGTGAATTAGCCCTATCATAAGATACTTGAGCGCCTGTGTAATTACCTATTATAGATGTACCATTTTTATTGTAATCATTGATAGGATCTGTCATGCCGTATGGATTATCTTTCCACAATGTTTTTATTTTAAGTTGCATAGGATCAAGCTCTACATCGTCTAGATCTTTTATAGAACTATACACACCTAAAGTTTGACTTAGTGCCTGAGGATATATACTAGAGCTATACTGTTGGTTATTTAGTATAGCTTCCTGTGGATAATTAGCTATGTCACTAAGTACATTATTACCTTCTTCAAAGGTGATTTTACCTTTTTCATTAGGTTTAATTTTTTTATTTTCAAAAACTTTTTCAATAACACTTTGTTTTCCTTCACCTCCACCTATCATGTTGTTAGTAACATCTTTCATATCTCCATTTAATTGCACTAAGGATGGGGAATTTGGGTCTAATAATGTTGAATTAAATTTATTCATATCAAACTTAGAACTACCTTTTAAACCAAAGCGTATATTGGTTCCGTCTTCACTAAGAGTAGCTTCCATATTTTTAAAATCAGGATCAGTTATTAAACTAGAACCTAATTTAAATATATCATTATCTATTAAGTGAGTGTTAATAGATTTAGGACCACCTCTAGGAACATCTAATGAAGCAGCTAATTCTGTTTTTATGTTATTTAAACCAGTCATAGTCCCCTTCAAACCATCTGCTAGTTTTAACATTTGATTAGCTGCAAATTTATTTCCTTCAGCTATATGTTTTAAATACTTATCTTTAGCATCCATGCCTAACTGTTGTAGAAAAGCATTAGGTTCACTAGGTGTTTTTAAATTAGCAGTTACATTTTGGTTTTCTTGAACTTTATTTTTCTCTAATAAATCTAATATTTCATTGTTTTGATCTTGTAAAGTTTTAAAATTTTTTGCAACTCCATTGTCTTCTTCAGCTGTAGCATCAGATTGAGCAAAACTTTTAAGATCTTCGTTAAATTTTGATATTTCTGCATTAGCTTGTTTTAAGCCAGCTGCGTTGTCTATTATTGCTGGTTGTCTGTAAGTTCCCATGTTTATTATATTATTGTAGTGCTGTACCTAAACTTGTAGCAGCTCCTGCTATATTGCCAAAAGCTTTAAATTTTTCAGATCTAAAAGCTTGCTCATCCATTCTAGCTTGGTCAAGCTGAGCTTGAGTCCTATCTAGCTTGGTCATATCTCTTGTTTCTTGTCTTTGAAATCTAGTATCTTCACCTCTAGCAAACATTCTTTGATTAGACAACTCTTGCTTTTGTATGTCTGCTGATATACCTTGCTTACTTTGTAAAGCAGCTTGAGCTAATGCTGTAGCACCACCCGCTCCACTACCAGTAGCTCTTATAGTATCTAAAGTATTAGCTAGTGATTGATCAGCTTGCTCTGCTTGAAACTCTGCAGCTTTTGAAGCTACGCCTAAATTTGCATAAGGGTTTGTTATCTTTTGTAAAGCTTTCTCTTGATCTGCTATAGAGTCTTTAAGTATTTGTTGCTCTCCTTTAGCTTTTTTTTCTTTATTATTAGCGTCTATGGCAACCCCGGTACTTACACCTGCGGCTACCACTGCTCCGGTAACTAATACTGCTGTTGCTACTGCCATATTATTAATTTAAAATTTTAACTAATTCATGTGATGGTTTTTCATCTATATGCCATCCTAATTTTCTATGTGTTTCTATTAAACTTTTATGTCTACATATACTAAAAGAATACTTGTAACCAAGATCTTTTATAATCTGTTCAGCTCCTGTTATCAATAGCTCAAGAGCTTGTTTTCTATTTTTATCTCTATATTCTGGATCTGATATAATCCACTCTAACAAAGCTACTTTCGCGTTTGTTAAGTATATAAAACCAGCTATTACAGGCTTGCCGTTATTTTCAACAACAACACCTGTTTCTGGTAAAAAATCGTCAGCAGGAGATGTCCACTCTGGCCATGCTTCCCACCATTTTCTAATAAAAGTTAAATCTTCTTTTATTAATTTTCTTATATTTAATTCCATTTAATTATGATGCAGACGCTACTATGTTTGTAGAAGCTGCAAATATTTGTTTTTGTCCAGCTAAATCAGTACTTGAATCTGTTTGAAGAGTTACTGTAGCAAAATATCCTTTTATACCTGATATTGTACTACCATAAATAACTTCACCAACTCTTATACCACTGTTATTTTTTAAATTAGCTACATATTTACCCTCTTTTAATGTAAATCCAGCTCTGTATATTGGAGGTGTTAATGCTGCTGGGTATTCATTTCCATAACCATCATAAGCACCTTCGTAGTAACTATTTATAGTTACACTATTATCGGTATAATTTACATATTCTGATATGGTAGGAGAAGGATTTATATAGTTATCATTTACTACTTGTTTACCTTGTTGATCAGATGCAAAGCTAGATATTTCCCAACCGTTACTTCCTTCGTAGCCTATAGTTAAAAAGCTTTTACTTATATTTACCTGTGGGTTAAATACAAATGTAATAGAAGATTTAGCTGCAGCAGCACCATAAAACACGTTTCTATTATTAGGCGTGCCTGTAAAATAATGCTCATAAATCTCAGAAGAGTTAGTTGTAAAATAAGTATTTTTTAAACTAAATATGTTATTAGGCTTATAGCTGTAAAAAGTAGGCCAACCATTAATATTTTCATCAAAAGCTAAAGTATAATAATTTTCAGTTTGATTAGTAAATGTTGAGTTTCCAGCTTTCTGAAGTGATACAACATATTCTCTATCATGTATGTCCCAACCACCTAGTATTTTATCTCTTTCAAAAGTTCTAAACTTTAAATTAGCATCGGTAGGTATTGTAAAATTAGGATATTGACTAAGCGTTACGTAATTATTTCTCCAACCAGTAACATAAATATCATATTCAACTCCATTGACTATTAGTTGAGAACCTAAAGGTATTGTTGGTCCAGACACTATAGTTATATAAGGAGGTATTCCACCACCACCTGGATCTTGAGTATTAGCATATACAGCAGAAACATCTACTGCTTCTAGGTTTTCGTTTAAGTCTTTTAACTTATCTCTAAAAAAGTTTGACATACCATACTCTGATATTTCAGTAATACCGTCAGCAGATAATCTTAATATAGAGCCTCTATCTTTATCTGCAAAATATTTTCTAAAACCATACACAGCAAAAGACTCTGGGTTTTTACTAATACCAAATTCACCAGCATATGGGCTTAATTGACCTATAACAGTTCCAGGAGGTAGAGTTTGTGTACCACCTTCAGTTGTGTATATAGTATCTTTATCTATTAAAGCTTTATTTACTTTATCTTCTTGAAATACTATTAAGTTAGTATCTTCAGCATATAATTTTTGAATACTACCTTTTTGAGGATCAACAGCTCTAGTTATAGTTTCACCTACCGAAAACACGTTAGTTTCGTTTATGCCTGTTCTAGAGTTATATACACCTGAATATATCAAAGCATTAGGCCTAAATTCAGGTTTATTAAAATCTTCTTTTAAATAAGCTTTAGCACCATAATCTACCGATGTAGCATTAAAATCTTCTTGGTATCTAGAAGCTTCTATAAACCAGTTTTCTTGCTCATCAAAACCATTTGTATTAGTAGGTGGAGTAGCAACAGTTCCAGGCTCTTTACCATTACCAGAAGGATAAGGAGGAAAACCAGTTGTTTCACCAGACCACGGTATACTTGGCCAAGTAGAAGCTATACCACCTCTCCATTGCTGTGGAGTTGCAAAGTTGCCATAATCGTAAGGCAAGCCACCACCAACACCTGAAGGAGTTCCAGTATATATACTTTTCTTTATCCAGAAAGAATTATAATAATCTACTTCTAATTTGTAATATGACATATAATTACTTTAATTTTATTGAAAATTAACCCAAGCTGATACGAAACTAGTTAAACTACCTGTTAGACCGTTACAGTCTTTAATAGCTATTTTAAGTAAAGTTTTACTACCATTTGCTGTTATAAAGTTTTGAATAATAGTAGTATCATCAATAACTCTTATAGTTCTTTGAGGTGTAATACCAGCAAAAACAAATAAATCGCTACTAGCTATATTTGCTTTTTCAAATATTACTTCATTTTGAATACTATTCTGTGCATTAGTACCTGCAGCGCCATTATAAAGTGCTGCTGTAACTCCACCATCATTATTACCAAGTTCTAAAAAATTACCTATTTTATTCCCAGGTCCTGGTAAATTACTATTTGATTGATCTTTCTTTATCACAAAAGGCGCTGTTTCAGAACCAGGAGATCCAGAACTTGGATTACCATTTTCACCAGGGTACCATACAAATGTTTGATTTATATTATATACATCAAATATATTAGGTGTGACGTAAGGCGCTTGATTAGTTAGTAAACACGTCTTAGTTACAGTATTATTTCCATTTGCTAATATTCTTAATGTTATATTAAATGTTCTAGCTAGTGAATCAGAACCGTACCAAAAATATGTATTAGACCTTAATCTATATCTTAAACCTGTGGTGTTTACTAAATCAAAAGGAGCTGGATCTAAAACTTGATTATGTCCATTTGTAACAGATACTAGTTCTATAGTACCTGTTATCATTAAAGAGTTATTAATATCTACAGCTTGGAACTCATCACCTATCCAAGAAGTACTAGTTGGAACTTGAGTTTCTTCTAAAGAAAAAGCTACTGGTCTAGGAGGTGCTGTTGGTGTTGCTATATCTACACCAATACCACCTGAAGCACCATTATTTATAAGTTGATTTAACCCTACTATAGTATTTGAAGTACTAGTTTCCCAGTATATATCTAACTCAGATTCTACAGGACTTGTTTCAAATATGTTTAAACCTCTTGCAAACTTAGGTGGAGATGCTTTTTGAGTAGCTGGAGAAAAACCTATTAAAAACTCAGTTTCTAGTTGTGCCACAAAAGGATTTTGGCTAGATTCTAAATATAAAGGATCAATAAAGTTAGTACCATCATTAGGGTATGAAGAATTAGTTAACGGTGTTAATGATCTATTTGTAACCCAAGTACCTAAATCTTTGTATGCTAATATAGAACTAACTGTAAGCTCACTTTTAAAATCAACTTGTGAAGATTCTGACCAAGCAAACGTAGGCACCCAAACATCAGGATAATTAGTAGCTGTTTGTAAAAACTTAGTTACTACCCTTGGGTATAAAAGTGTTTCACTTCCAAATATTTCTGCTGTAGGACCTACTTCTTGAAGTTCTTTTGGTACTTTATTAATGTTATCACCATACAAAACTATATTTGATACAGCAGCGGCATTATTATAACCTACGTTACCACCTGCAGTAGTAGTATCACCTATTTGACCTTTAAAAGTTATTTTACCAGAGCAAGCACCTGGTACAAACACGTTGTAATATTCTTGTTCTTTTTGCTGAACTACCACCTTATATGTCATATATCCAGTAGGGTTAGTACTGCTAAATAAACCAGGATAATCTTGGTTTTTTCCACTTGGTATTAAATCATTAAATACTACTTTTATACTGTCTCCAGGCCAACCAAGTACACTTTCAATGTTTTTATATGGTGAATATAAACTAGTTGCTTCACCTAATGCTGCACCAGTAAATACACTTTCATCTCTTAATATAACATTTGAAGGTCTTCCATACCTATCTTGTAATACTATTCCTACTTTGTAAGATCTATTTTGTTTAACAGTGTGGTTAGGATATTCTTTTCTTGATCTACTTTTTTCAGGATTAACTAAACTTGGGTCACCATCTGTAAATTTATCACCTACTGATAAGTTGTAATTTAAGTTTTCTGGAGATCCGTGTTTTTCAGCAAAATTACCATATATAATTCTGTTTCCAGCAGTAGCTTGTGCAGCTGCTTTTATAGGTATTTTATCATGTACTCTAGTAGAAACTTCACTTGGTAATAACTTATATGGTTTGTTAGAAACATATTTGTAGTCATAATACCTAAGTGTAGAAGAAGTAAAACTATCATCTACAACTATTTCATCTACAACTCTTATAGCATTACTAGTTGATTCTTTTAAAAGTATTTGAACTTGTTCAACTTTAAATTGGTTTTTAAATTGATTTTGTATAACTCTTGATCCACCAGACAGTAAATTAACGTTAAACTGCGGAGGTAGATTAATTATCAAATTAGCTTCAGTAACTTGATTTTCCATTATTTTTAAAACACCACTTTCAGCTGTGTTTTTTTCATCTAGTTTAGTTGCTTTACCTTCAAAAGCTGAGTCTAATATATAACCATATTGTTTAGGAACAAACAACGGTTGGCTAAAAGGCGCCATTAAAGAGTACTCGTTATCGTCATATTTAAATCTATAGCTAAATCTTACAAATTTATCTTTTAAATAATTTTCGTCACCTTGAAAAGTAGAATCATATTCTACATTGTTTTGTTCAAACATTAATATATCGTCATTATCAAAAGCTACAGCAGAACTACCTATTAAATTAGTTGCTGCTGCGTTAGCAGCTGTTATTGAAGGTCCAGAAGCATTACCAGAACCTATAGGATACTCAAAAACTACATTAGTGTAAGCAGGTGCAGATCCACCAAATATATTAGTTAGCTTAAAATAACCTAATTCAGGTTTATTTATATTGATAAATCTTGTGTTTTCAGGAGCGGTTATATCTAAATCAGATATTCCATATTGAAGTACTACGCTAGTTGCACCCACACTACTTACTACACCAGCTGCATGAGCTGGAAAATATTCGCTTAAAGTATTTTTATATGTAGGTAAATTTGTAGTAGGATCTATAAAAGATATAGCATCAAAAGGTGCGTATTTAGCTACAGATACATGATCTTCATTAGTATAATAAGTTGGGTTAGCTATAGCAGTCTCTACGTTTATTTTTCTAGGTTGATTACGATTATCAGTAAAAAATAATAAATCTTCTATAAGATCTACACCCAGCATTGGATGAGTTTTTGAAAAATTTAAAAAGTTACCTTGTACTATTATAGCGCTATCTGGATTATTATTAACTAAAGGACCTTGTATATATGCTATAATGCACTTCGCACCTGGTATTATACCACCTGCTGGATCATCAACATCTCCTTGAGGAAAGTTACTTAAATTATCAGGTGAAGAATCATTAAAGTTTGTAGCAAAAATAAATATTCTATCTTTGTTAGTGTCTACGTAGTAGCCTATTATCTCTACTCCTGTACCAAAGTTAAAGTTAGAGTATAAATTATTGCCTAATATGTTCTCAACTACGCCTTCATCAGGACCTTCGCTTTTGCTTACTGAAATGTTTTGACCATCTCTATACTCTCCTTGAGGTAAAAGTCTTTCATCTAGGTCTTTATTCATTTTAGACCCAGTAAATAAATTCCTAACTTCTGCCATATTAATGTTTAATCCACTTGGACTTACCTCTCATTACTTGAGATATTTCGCCTAGTTTTATATTAGATAATCTTATTTTAGCGTTTCTTAACTTAGCTGATTTTTCTTTTTTATATCTTGCAATTATATATTCTGGTATAGCCGGTCTAGAAGCCGCTATGGAATACAATATATGTGCATACATAGCATCTTCAGCCATTTTAGGTATCTTAGTGTCTGTATCATAAGCTAAACCATCAGATATGTACTCTACCACTATAAGCTTATCATTTAAATTACTGCTAAATGAAAAAGTGCCTAATCTATAGTTAACGCTAAAAAATCCGTTTTCTTGTGTTATTTGTGGATCTATACCGTATCTTCTACCATAATTTAATTTCCACCATGCATAATCATAAACGTACATGTTTTGATTATCCTCATCACCTACAATGTTGTTAGTATTTTCTGTTTTCCATCTTGTTTCTACTTCTGACTGGGCTGCTAGATTATTTTCACCATAAGCATTTTGAGTTGGTATACCAGTAGCATCTTGTAATAGTAGTTCAGTTGGATTAGTTGTTAGGTTGTTTGTAGGATATATTATATGTTGTACGCCTGAATTATCTACCCATGATAACCTGACATAATTAATATAATCTTGAGGTATTGGAACAGATAAGCTTGGTGGTATAGTTAATTCTTGTGACTTAATACTTTTTAAAGTATCATAACTAAACTCTTGTAATCCTCTTTTAGCATGAAATATAACATCAGATCTTTTTACTCTAGGTATTGCTTTATCCATACCTACATAACCAACCATAAAGTTGTTAACTATGTCAGTTAAGCTAATATAAGCGTATGTATTGTAATTCTTATTTATAGCTGACTGCTTTAACTGAACGTAAACGTTAGTAGCTGTATATGTACCAGTTAACGTTAATGTATTAGTTATATTGTTAGATACATAAGATAAATTTTCTGCTTGCGCAACTCCATCTAAATATATTTCGTAATTTGAAGCTTGACTTATTTGAACACCAGCACTATTATAAGCACTGACTACTGCAATGTCAAAAGTACATGTAAAAGTAGGGTTAGTTGCACTTGATAAGGCAGAAAATAATTGCTGACCTGAATAATATTGTGAATTACTTTGTTGCATTAAACCCATGTCTTATGTTTTTTCGTTTTGAGTATCTTGATTTAGCTGTGATGTAGCAGCTTGAATTATAGCTTGGTCTTTTATTATAACACCAGCATATTGTAATATTTTTAATATAAGCTCTGTTTGTTGCATATCGCTTATTTCAAAATTAACAGATCCACCGGTTGGTATAACAGGTGTTAAACTAAAACCTGATGTACCATCCCAGACATATTGACCTAAAGTACCTACACCATAAGCCCATACAGGATCAAGAGGTTTTCTTATATAATTAAAACCTATGTCAGAATTTGCTGGGCTAGTCACAGCTGGATAAACCGTTAATTTATTTTGTTGATAAATAGCTATTGGATGATTAACACTTGGTTGAAGTATTGGTGAGAGTGTTTGTTGGTGATACTCTCTTTTACTAACTATTTCTATTTCAGGAGCACCTACAGCTTTTTCGTAAAAAGCAGAACCAAATCTATGTAGGTTAGTTGGCAAAGTGTAAACATTACCAGCGGCATTAGATGCAGACGCATTTACTTCAAATATTTGAAACTCGTCTTTTATTTTGTCCATACGAGAAGCAAATTCTACATCTGTTTTTGGCATACGTATATATTGGTTATATTGCTCAAAAAAATCTTCAAATATTTCTAGTTGAGCTTGTGCTGCTACTTTGTTAAATTCATCTGGTGTTAAATAACCTCTTTGTTCTTTATTTAAAACCGTTAACACTGTAGTATAAACCGTATTTACGTTCACTGCCATTTTAATATTTTTAAAAAGAGGTTACTTGATGCAACCTCTTTATTTATAATCACTTGTTATTTTAACTTTTTCTGTATTGATTTATAAACCTCAACACCTTCGTCAGTCTTTAAATAAGCTGCAAAAGCAGAATAAGGATTTTCATCAAAAGGAACAGTCATAAGTTTTTTCTTATTACTTGCCCAGGATATTGTTCTTTGATCTTGTGCTAGGCTAATAATACCAGCTTCAGAAGCTTTAACAGCAAAATTTCTTAACTGTACATTTTCATCATTTGCTAATTCTAAGAACAATACAGGGTTTCTTTTAGCAAATACTAGTATATCACGCTTAAGTTCCTTAGAACTCATCTTAGACACGTTAGAACCAACTTCAACTCTCAATATAGCCTCAGCATGGTCAACATCTAGCTCTCTAGCAACTGAAAGAGCTTGAAACTCATGTTCTATGTCTTCTAAATCATCAGTAGCATTAGCTACAATATCTAATTCTTTATATCTTTTGTTTTTATGTGGGTGATATAAAGACAATAATTTTTGTAATGCTTGCTTTTCTTTAGGTACAAACAATGTACCATGTTCAAAAATAATATGCTCTAAAGTTGCTTGTCCTTTTTGTTCATCAACAAATGGACTATTTTGGTTAGATGCATATCTTAATTCTCTTTGCATACCTTTTTCTTCGTCAAACCATAATAATGGAAATCTTCTTGTATGCTTAGATGCCAGCGTATAAGTCAATGGCGATCTATCATTTGTCAAATAATAGTTTCTATCTTTTATTTGCCAAGTATTTTTTACTTCTTTTTCTTTTGTTTTCATAATATAATATAATATAATAATTAATAAAGACCCCGCCGAAGCGGGATCTTATATTTATTTGTTATTAGTTTTCACTAACTGTAACCGAAGCAACAGTTTGAGCCAAACTAACTGGTACCATTCCAGCACCACCACCAGCTGTACCAACAGCCTCATTCAAAGCGTCAACATCTGCTTGAACAAAGTTGTTAGTATTTGGAACAATAGTAACCTCTAATTGCTTAGCAGCAGAACTACCAGCAGTAATATAAGTTACTATTATTGGTTCTGGAGATCCAGATCCTGCAAGTTTAATTGAACCTACATTTTCAGCTGACAAAATATCAAATGCAGTGCCAGCTTTTTTCAATTTTACATATCCCATAATTTCTATCTTTTAAATGTTAAACAATAATTAAGATGTAAACAATACAAAATTGTTAGCAGCTTGTGTTACTAAACATCTTTCAGATAGATAGTGTACTTCCATAGCATCAAGAGAAGAAGTGTAAGCACCACCGACAGAACCAGTGATCCATGACTTCATTCTTCTATCATCAGTTTCAGAAGCTCTATATCTTACGTGTAAGAAAGGACGTCTGATGTTTGATCCTAACATTTGATCATAAACTGTAGAAGTTCCAGCAGGAATTAATACACCTTTGATATTGTCAACCATACCTCTAGTAGAAGCATCGTTTAAATATTTCCAGTCAGTTTTATAGAAGTCATAAGAACCTCTTCTAAAACCAGAGAAACCAAAGTTAAGAGCCATTTCTGATTCATTATCAAATAAACCGTAAGAAGCAGCTTGTGTAGAAGAATAACCACCACCAGCTTGAGCAGCAATCATGTCGTCAAAATCAAGAGCAGTAGCTCTGTCTAAGAATAACATATTTTCTTCAATAGCTCCTTGTAAGTCTAATTGAGCTAAGATAGCATCAAAATCTCCTAATGCACCAGCTCCAGGAGCAGCAGCACCAGCAAATCCAGAATATACATTACCTCTAGCATTTAAAGCAGCGAATAAACCTTCAGTACCTTTTCCAGAAGAAGCTAATCCGTGATCAGCAACACCAGAACCAGCAGCAGCAAGTTCACCTTCAACCATCGCCATTTCAAGATAATCTTCATATCTTAATCTAGTTTCTGATTCAGCTTTCATATACCATAAATATCCAGAAGTACCATCTTCAGTAGCAACTTCGATCCAACCGATTTGAGCAGTATCAGATCCGTTAACGAAATACTTATCTTTAATGATGATAGGTCTATTATTATATTGAGTAACTTGTGGAGTTACAGAACCAATCATTCCTTCAGTTCCTTTAGCAAAATCAGATCCGTATACAAATACTTTTAATCCTGTATCAGCTAAACCTTGGAAATCAGCAGCAGTATAAGCAACAGCTTTGAAAGTAAACGTACCAGGAGCAGGAGTAGCATCGTTAGACGCTTCAATTACTAAACCTTTTAACGTATTTCCAGAAGCTGGATCAAATACAACAATAGTTTGATTAATTCTTACAACTACTTCATTTGGAGCAGCACCAAGAGGAGCTTGAACTGTAAAAGTAGCGTCAACACCAGCGTTGTCAGTTTTAGATACATTATCATAACCGATATGTAATCTATTTTGTTCAGACCAAATTACTTGATCAGAAGTCATTGGCATTTCAGCGCCAACCATTCTTAAGAAACCTGATAACGTTCTGTTACCAAATCTCTCTACTTCCTGCTCATAAAGCTCAGGTAAGTATTGTTGAGCAAAGTCCGCAAAATTCGCACCAGCCTTGTCATTCCACTGTAAATAGTTAGTAGATAATATCGACATATCTGAAGTAGGCGAAAGTCCGGCATTTGTTACCGTGAATTGTCCCATTTTAATTGAGTTTTATTTTTTTCTTATTTTTAATTTATCACTATTGGCACCTGTAACAGCTTTTATTTTCATGCCATTTAAATATAAAGCACCCGGATCAGGAGCAGTCCTTGGCGAGTTATTTATATTTTTGGATTTTGCATACTCAGTTTTAACCGCGTCTGCTTTGCCCTGTTCATAAAAATGATTTGCAATAGTGTCTATGTTTTGAGCCGCAAACAAAGATTTGTGATAATTACTTAAATCTGTAATGGCACCGTCTTCATTTAAGAACTTCTTAAGAAAATCAGCAATGTCATTTTGACTTTTCGCTAACTCATTTGGATTTGGAACTTGATACTTAACTGTCTTATCTCCTAACTTAAAATCAAAACCTTTGAAATCATCATTAAAAAATTTAGTTGTTCTATCAACAAAATCCTCTCGAGTTTTATTAACTTTTTCTTGTTCGCTATTATATCGATTGAAAAAATCCATAGCTTTCTTTTGTTCAACAGTAAGATTAGAGTTCAACTTGATCTCATCATAATACTTATTTTTTGTTTCATCTAGAAACCTACGGGCTTTAGCAACCTCTTCCTTTATACCAAGCTTACGCTTACGTATAGTCTTTTCATCGTCTTCTTCTTCATCGTATGCAAATTGATCGTTTAACATAAATTCGATCTCTTCCATATTTAAATGAGGTTTAGACTGTTTGTAAAATTCTTTTAATAAAGTAACATCATCTACTTTAGAGTAATCTGCATTTAATCTAACATAATCTTCTACAGAACCTCCTGTTTCTTCCATGAACGAAACTAGTTTTTCAATATTTTCAGGAAGCGGTTTACCTGTTACTTTTTCGTCTCTTATAGCTTCTTTTAATTCTTGTGTAGTTTCTTTAACTTCTTCTTTTACTTGTTCTTCTTTAACTTCTACTATAGGAGATACTACTTCTTCGGCGGGCCGTACTTCTTCAGCCACTTCTTTGCCACTTGCCTCGTCTTTCTTTTTTTCGACAATAACATTGCTATCATTTGTCTCGGGTGTTTGAACGGCATCTTCTTGTTTTTTAGATAAATCTATTTTATTAGCAACTTCTTCTTTTGAGTTACTTAACCTTTTCGGTCTTTTTTTCATTTTAAACTCACCTTCTTGTGGTATGTTTTCTTTATTTTCCATGATATGATATTATATAATAAATAGCCAAGTATTAACTAGGCATTTCAAAATTAGTTGGCATAGTGCCATCTTGTCTCTGCTGTATCATTTGACTTTGTTGAGTTGCTTGCATTTCTGTTCTTTTATCTTTACGATCTTCTATTAAAGCTTCTTTTTCTTTCATAGCTTGAACTTCCATTGCTTTTAACTCTCTGTCAAAACCATACTGTAATTCTATTATTTGTTTTTTAATTTCAGCTTCAGTTTGAATTTTTTGTAATTCTAACTGAGACTTACCTTGTTCTATTTGTAAAGTTGTTTGTGCTAAAGCTTGTTGTTTTTGTACCTCAGCCATAGCAGCTTTTTCAGCGGCTTGCGCATTAGCATCTGCTTGAGCTTTTATATTAGCTAAATTATTTTGTTGATCTTTTTCTGCTTTTTGTTCTTGTTTAAGCTTTAATAATTTATTTGCTAATTTTAAATTTTTAACTTCTCTTATTTCAATAGCATCTGGAAGACTAATACTTTGTTGCTGTAAAGCCATCTGTATATTTTGTTCAAGCATTGCTTTCTCTTCTTCGTCTGGTTCTATTTCTAAATATATACCAAAATCATAAAGATGTAAGTTTTGAACTTCTTCTAATGTTTTTACATTATAAAGACTTATGCTATCTATAAGACTTTCTCTTAATAAATCAAACTGTATACTATCAGCAACTCTTAAAGATATATTTTCACAAGCTCTTAATGTTAAAAATAAACTAGCATTTAATATATGCTTAGTAGCAACATTTGAATTAGCAGCTGCAAGTTTTTGTAAACCAACTAATGATTGTTTGTCTGGTAATGTACCATCTCTTGCTTCATTTAAACCGGTCACATCTCTAATCATTTTAAGGTAGTACTCATAAGTTGATATAAGAGAATTAATTTTTTGTCCGCCTGAAGATGTAGCTAATTCTTGTATTGGAACTTTACCTTGGTTAATATCACCATCTTGAGTCATTGATCTACCAACAATACTACCAGTCTGAAAGTACATATTTAAAGCTTCAGCTGGGTTGTAATTAGTACCATTACCTAGATCAACCTCTGCTAATCCATCTACATCCATAAATACACCGTCTGGAACTGTTCTAGAAAGTACTTGCTGCAGTTTTAACGATGTTATTTGTATCATGTCTGCAAAACCTATCATACGCTCAACTAAAGACTCTATACGTCCTTTATATGTGTGAGGAGCAACTAACTGATAATTCATATTTACTTTAACAGTATTACTAAAAGGCCTTGTCATATTTTCAGCTATCTTCCACTCTAACATTATATCGTGACCTAATATTTTAGCACCACTATATAACATTTCAATAGATCTTGAAACTCTATTAAAATTATCACTAGGCGGAGGATTAAAGTTGTCAGTCTTTTCTAATGCTTTTTCTAAACCTTGATCTGTATATTTTATTTTATATACTTGATCAGAATATGTTTTGTATTCAAAATATAAAACTTGTACAGTGTTATTATTATCTTGCCCGTCGTAATTTCTTAAATAATTACTATTACCTGGATATTTCTGTATTTGCTCTAGCTCTTGATCGCTTAGTTGCGGAAACTCTTTTTTAAGTTCTGGTAAGCTTATATTTTTAACTTCACCAACATAATATATATCTTCAAAGTTAGGATCTTCTGTATAAGACCAAACTAGATTAGCTGGATCAACATAATCAACTACAATACCTTCTGATTTATTCCAACTAGTTTTTACAGCTCCTATACCTAATACAACTAAATCTCTATTAAATCTATTTCTAACTAATTCAAATTTATTTTTAGCTAAAGTGTTTTCAATAAGTTCTTCTTCTGCTATTTCTATAGACTGTTTATAGTCTAACTGCATATGTATTTCTAATTCTTCTTCTGTTTCAGGTGCGCCAGCTGGAGCTTCTTTTAAATCAATACCAAGTTCTTGCTGCATTGTTTGTATAAACTCTCTAGCTTGAATATCTCTAAATATTTTTTCTGCATATTCAGTTCTTTTCTTTTGTGAAGCAGGATCTTGAGAATATGCTTTTATATCATACATCTTGTCAGACATACCATTAACAACAATATCAACAAACTTAGGTATAACAGGAACTGGTTTCCAATCAAGATTTAAGTAGCTTAAGTCACCATTTATAGATAATTCATCTTTATATTTTTGAACTGATTGTTCACCTCTAGCGTATAATCTTCTTTGATGAAATATGCTGTAGTTAAATGAGTATCTATTACCTCCAACTCCCTGTCTAAACCATTCGCCTTCTATAGCTCTAGCAACTTGAAGACCATAGTCTAAGCTCATCTTCTCTTCTTGAGGAGCTACTTGATCTGGAAAAGAACTTCTATTATTAGTATATATCATTTACTCGTTAATTTTTGAAAGAATACCATCGTTATTATACGTCTTTATTCCTAAATTTACAGTTTTTGTTTTTCTATCAGCAACTGGTTTATATTTATTTTTGTTACAAGCCATTATAGCTAAACCAGAACTAATCGAAGCATCGTGCTTTGTTCTATTATTTATATTGAACTTAGCCCAGTCTTCTAATGTTTCTTGGTGATACATATCACCATAATTATCGTTATTAAAACCTACATAATTTTCTATATAAGCTTCTATAGCAGCGGCGTGCGCTTGTTTAATATCTTCACTTGAATTAGGTATTCCACCTATTTCTCTTTCTGTTGTTGAAAGCTTGTTCCAAACTTTATCAGGTCTATTTATTGAAAATCCTCTATAACCTCTACGTTTTAAATAGTATAATAATCTTGGTTTATTATTTTCAGCAAGTATAGGCATACCATAAAAAACTAAAGCCATGAGTACGTCTTCAAAAAAAGTATCAGCCGTTTGAGGTCTAGATATATATTCTAGAAAAAAATGATTTGGAGGTGCATCTTCCATACTGAACCTTGTCAGTCCATGTAATGCTCCTTTAGAGCCGCGACCATCAACAGTACCGCTAATGTCGTAACTATCACAGCCAAAAGCTCCAACGTGTTCGTTACCAGGATATTTATTTCCATTTTTTATAATCACTCTATTTTGTAAGTTTTTAGGTGGCACCCAACTTATTTTAAACCTCCCTTGATCACTTGGCATAAATATAACTTTAGTGTCTTTAACACCATTTTCCCATTGAAAATTTCCTTTTGTAACGGCTATAGTATTATTTAATTCCTCGTTATAATCTATTTGTTGGTATATTTTAGTTAAGTTAAATAAACTTTGTTTTGTTTCATCTCTAAATGCATGCTGTTCAGTTCTTGGAAACTGTCTATAGTATTCATTTAAACTATCTTGATCATTTTTTAAACCTTCTACCTCATTTTCCCAATGCTCGATAACTCCTGTTGTAATTTCATAGCCATCAACTCCTTTGACTGTAGCTTCGTTTCTAATGAATACAGGTAATCCATAAGTATCGATGAATCCTTCGTAGTTCCACTCCATAGGAATGAACAAGCTATAGAGCCCAGAAGTTGTTTGTCCGTTTCTATTTCTTTTAGTAACGTCTGAAGCGTAGTAAAGTTTTTTAAAGTTGTTTCCACCTTTGTCTAAAGCATTTGATGTTGAGCCCATCATACATTTACCAACAATTCTAGATCCTAGACGTAGCGTAGTTTTTGTAACTCTCCAATTGTTTAATATATTATCAGGTCTTTCCCATTTACCACTTTCATCATGAGCTAATAACTTTTT